GAGCCCGATGCCGAGGCGATCCCGCTCGACCGTCGCTTCATCTGCTGTGTGGACCTGGCCGTGCCACAGGGTGAGCCGCGGGTCTATGTGCTACCGGCTGCCGTAGTGGCTCAGGGACTTCACTATTACTTCAGCAGCCAATTTCCGAACAGCGACAGCTACCACCTTTCGCTCGACTTCAAACCGCAAGGCCGCACCAAAGAGGATGGGGTACAGACGGTGGGCGAGTTTATCGACGCCGAGCGCTATGTCGACGCCTACTCGATCCTCGGCATCGATCCGGTCACCGCTTGAGGGAGTCCATGCAAACGCAGAACCCGCCTACCAAGAAAACGCGCGTGGATGGTCAGGTGACGGGTCTGGCCGGGGAGTTCTTCGTCGCCGGCGAACTCCTGAAACGTGGCCTGCAGACCTCCATCACCTTCGGCAATGCCAAGGCCATCGATATCTTCGCGCATAGCGAGCGCTCAGGCGTGACCTATACCGTGCAGGTGAAAGCCTTGCGCCAGCGCAACTATTTCCCGATCAAGCGTTCCGCGATCGAACCTCATCACGTCTACGTGTTTGTCATTCTCAACAAGCCGGGTGATGCGGTGGACTACTTCATCGTCGATGGTACAACGTTGAGCCAGGCAGAAGGGGATCTCGGTCGATACCTTGATGACCCAAAGTTCCCCGGTATCGGCTGGCGCGCGCTCGAACCCTTCCGGAACAACTGGCAACACTTCAAGTAATCGAGCCCGCACGCCCCAACTCCCGCTCGATCGCCCGCGCCAAGGCAGACAGCGCACGTTGCACGCCACCCGCCAGATTCAGTCGTCGTTTGAGATCGACGCGCTTGACCAGCACGGCGATGGGAATCTCCTGGCCACGCTTGATCTGCTTGGCCCCGGTACGTCCACGCTCGGCGCGCTTGAAGCGGCCCAGTTGCCCGGCGTTCTCCTTGATGTTCTCGGCCATCAGCAGAACGCGCCCGTTCTTCTCGATGAAGAAGGCATTGCCCGAGCGCATCAGGCCGTCGATGACCGCCTTGAAGCGTTTGGGGCCGATGCGACCGGGCAGCAGCGGGATCAGCAGATTGCCGCTCACGCTGCCACCTTTTTCATGCAGACCGAGCCACGGGATCTTGCTGCCCACCCACAGCGCGGGCAGTTCATCGGGCTTCTTGTCGAACACCTTCACGCCCATCGAGGAGATGAAGCTCGCGCGCTTGACGGTGAAGGCGCTGCGCATCTCGGAGCGCGCCGCGTCGCGCACCTCGCGCCCGCCCGATTGCATGCCCTTGGCGACAGCGGTGTGGATGGCGCGACGCCGCTCGGAGCTCCACGCCGCCAACTGGCGCGGGTCCAGCAGGCCGGTGGTGGTGAGCGAGAGGCGCATGGGTCAGTCCTTGAGGAGATCGCGTTGCAGTTGTTCGATGCCCCGCTTCTCACCCTGCGCTGCCACGGCATGAATGCCGAGCAGCTGGGCAAGTTGCTGCCGTTCGATCTGTCCGTCGGCCTCCAGAAAGGCTTGCGCCTGCGTGAGCGTGTAAGCCATCACGTCGCCAAGACGGTGACCGGCGCGGATCAGGCGGGCGACGGCAGCGTCCCACCCACAAGGCCAGCCGAGGTCGTCAGTGAGCGCAGCGTCGGCGCGAGTCGCTGGGCCGCGCCCTGGATGCTCGGCACGACGTACGCCACGAAAAAATCCGCGTTCACCTCGAACACGGCGGCGGCCAGTTGCACGGCGTCATCCAACGACAGGTCGTTGATCCACGCGCGTTCACGCCGGGTGGTGATCGCCAGCAAATCCAGCACGGCATCGCCGTGTCGACCCAACAGCGCCATCCAGTCCGGATCGCTGGTGATGTCCTCCGCCAACGGGCGCAACACGGCCAGCAGTCGTGGCAACTCACCCAGCCGGATTGGCGTTAGTTCCAGCGCGGTGCCGGACAGCGTCACGACCACCGGCTCAGGGGGGAAGGTTTGGAAGTCAGCCATCGTCTGCTTCCTCACAGCAGCACCAGACGGCCGAATTGACCGAGATCGCCACCGACTGGCTTGGTCAGATCCGCCAATACCTGGCCCGACAACTCGAACTTCAGCAGTTCGTCCGTGATGATCGAGAGTTCCTTGGCCGGGTTGATGGCCACGCGGTAGAGGTCGATCACCACCTCGCGGTTGCCGTCGGCGGTGTTGAGCCCCTCGAAGCGAATCCAGCGCTCGGGCAGCGGCTGGGTAAACATCGCCGTGCTCTGCGCCGCGCCATAGACGTAATCGACGGTGAACGGCTCGGTGTACGGGCCGCCCGACGTGGCATCGAGCACCACCAGCGAGCCGTGCTTGGCATTGACGCTGTACTGGCTGGCCGGAAGCGTCTTGGGCGGGACATCCGAGTCCTGGATCTGCACGGCGGACACGTTCTGCATGGTCAGCGGGTACAGACTGCCCGGCGTGACCGGGTTGGGTAGCAGCTCGCCGGTCACCGTGCCGGGGCTGATCGTGGTCGTGGTGCCGTAGAGCGCGAGCGCAAGATTGGTGGCGATCAGTTCTTCCAGCGTGCAGGCGAACTCGCCTTTCTTGGTCTTGATCAGTTGCAGGTCGGTCAGGCGCTGGCCCGACTGCGCTTCCTGGTGCTCGATGGTGTCTACCGACAGCGACACCTTCAGTTCGGGCACGTTGCCGACGAAGGTGAGGCCTGCCGGGTTGCCGAGGTCATCGCGTGCGCCGATGTAGACGCGGCCTTGTCCGGAAAAGTAAGCCATGTTCAGTCTCCTTGGGTGGCTGCAGTTGTGGAAACACCGGACGTGGCATCACGGCGGGTGGGTTTGGAATCGGTGGCGGGGGTGGCCGCTTTGGCCGTGCCTTGTGCGATCAGCCAACGGGCGCTGGCGTCATTCAGATCAAGGCGATCACCTACGGCCAGGCGCTTGCCTGCGTGGATATGGGGTTTCAGGAGCTCGATGTGCATGGGGGATTCATCCTGGTTGGGTGAGGTCGATGGCGTGGGTGCGGTAGCGGATCTCGTAGCGGGCGGGTAGCAGCACGGCCCCGGCGTCGGCGTCGTCGAACTCCCATTCGCAGTCGAGCTCGCGCACGGCGATGGCCAGACCGCCCAGATTCGGGTCGGCGAGCAGGGCCGCGTGGGCTGCGACCAGCGCCTGGTCGGCGACGTCGAAGGCATCCGCCCCGCGTGCCACCACGGCCAGCCGGACAATTAGGAGCCGGTCGACCAGGTGGTTGGCGTGGGCGGTGATGCTGTCGCCCTCGTTGATGAGCAGCAGCGCCGGACTGGCCTCGCGGGTGAGCGGCACGGCCGGCATGCGCAGCACCGGAATCGGGGCAATGGCGAATGACAGGCGTGCGACGACCTCCCGCAAGACGCGCTCGCGGACAGAGTTCATGGAAATTGCCTCAGAGTTGGGTGAGCGAAGCGCGACGCTCGCTGCCGTCGCCGATGGCGCGCACGTCGCGCACTTGGTAGCTGTTGCCTACCACCTCGACCGTGTCCCCGACCGCCAGCGTCAGCCAGGACGCCGGGTAGTCGATCTGGTAGTCGCGCGACAGTGCAAAGCCGTCCAGCACGGTTTCGTCCGGGGCGCGGAAGGCGCAGTGCACCGTGCTGCCCGCCACCGTGACGGCGGTCAGCAGCCCAGCATTGCGGGCGGCCTCGTAGAGCGTCGTGACGTCCATCGCGCTGCGATCAGGCCGAGGTCAGCTTGATCAGCACGCCCGGGCGGTGGCACATCGGCAGCGGGTTCGATTGCGTGTGCAGATCGGTGCCCCGGTCGAACTTGCGTGGCTCCTGCTTGGCATACAGCGGCTGCCCCAGCGTGTTCACCGTTTCATTGAAATCGGCCGGCGCGAAGTAGGTGGCGAAGGTGTCCACCGTGCCCAGCGGGAAGGCGTGGGCTTCCCCTGCGGCAATGAAGCGACGCGAGTTGCCGTTGATGTCGGTGGCTTGCCCTCGGTACTCCTCGAAGGTGATGCCGCCGTAGGTGAATCCGGCGCGCACGTCGTTGATCAGGATTGCGCCGTTTTGCCAGTTCTCGAACGCCTTCTCGACCTTGGCATGGCCGGTCAGCGCGGCGAAGAATTCGGGTGAGCACAGGCAGTGCACGCCGTTCATGAACTCGCCCTTGAGGTTGTCCTCGATCTTGGCCAGCACGGCGGCGCATTTGGCCTTGACGTTGGTACCCGCCACGCCGAGTTCGAAGGACACGGTTTCCTGCGTGATCTCGAAGGCGTCGAACAGGTCGATCAGCTCACTGCCATCGGCATCCAGAATCTTGCCCTTGAGCGCACCCATGCGCAGATGCTCCAGCGTGATCGCGTGCTTGTTGCGCATGGTCTCCAGATGGCGGGCCATGACGCCGCCGATGGCTTCCATTTCGGTTTCGGAACCAAAGGCGCGCAGTCCTTGCACTTCCTCGGGCAGCACCACGTCGTCGTGGGGGATGTGCGGGATCACGAAGGAGCGCAGCTTGCGCTGGCCCCGTTCACCGACCGTGCCGGGTGAGCCGGGCGCGCGGGTGGGCAGCAGGTTCAGACGACCGGCGTACTCCTCGACGAGGATCTGCCGGGTGCGCACCGGCTTGGCCGGAAACAGATTGAGTTGCTCCAGCCGCCCATAGCGGTTGGGAATGAGGTTGATGGCGGCGGTGAGGCTCGCCATCGAAAAGCCGGGGTTTTCAAACGGGTTCTGCATTGGGGGCTCCAGAAATGATCAAACCCGCCAGCGGCGGGTTTGCAGGGGCGTGAGATGAATCGTCGGGACGGGATCAGGCGCTGTCGCGCACCAGCACGCCAAGGGCGGTGAGTTGGGCAAGGGCAGTGGCCTGCTGCGCCGCGCTGATGCCGCTTGGCCAGACCAAGGCGCCGCGCGCGACGATGGCGTGGCGGGCGATCAGGATCGCGTCCTCGCGGTCGATCAGCGTCGCATCGACGTCATTGCCGAGCACGCCGACGGCGGTTTCCGTGCCGTCCGTGGCACTTGGGTCGAGGGCCTTGAGCTTGGCGGTAGCCGTTTCGCGGCCCACCACGGTGCCCAGCGGCAGGTTCTGCGCGGCCGCGACGGTGTCCTGGTCGCGCGAGTAGAGATTCGGCGCTTCGTACTTCAACAGGTCGCCGAGATTCTTGGGTTGAGAGACAGTGGGCATGGCTTACTCCTTGGCGGTGAGTTTCTTGACGGCAGCGACCACCGGGCTGTTTTCCGGGTGCTGGCGGGTTCCTGCCTCGGCGGTGATGCGCGAGGTGATGTCGGGTTGGTCGGCACGGGCGTCGAGCAGGGCGCGGCGCACCTGCGCTTCCGAGAAGCCTGCGGCGAGGAACTCTGCCGTGCGTTGGGATTGGCCCGCGATCAGGCACATCTCTGCGATGGCTTGTGCTTGGGCCTGCGCCTGGCCGCGCCCGCTGGCAAAGGACTGCGCCAGAGCCGCATGGGCGGCAGGCGTCGCTTGCGGATCGCCATCAGGCTGCGGCTGATCGCCCTGCGGGGTGGTGTCGGTCGGATCAAGTCCGGTGTCTTCGTGATCGTCTTGGGGGTCGGTCATGGTGTGCTCCAGGGTGAACGGTTTGCTTCGGGGCGGGGTTGCGGACAACTGCGGGGCCAGTTTTCGTGGCGAGGCGCGGGCCATACCGGGCTGCGCCAGCCGCTGCTGGGCCGCCAGCGCGTCGGCGAACTCGGTCAGCACCGCATCCAACGGCATCACGGCGTCGGCGAGGCCTGCTGCCACCGCCTGTTCGCCGTAAAACACACCTGCCTCGGTGGCGCGCACGGCGTCCGGGTCGAGGCCGCGCATCTGTCCGACCTGATTCACGAAGATGTCGTAGAGCCGATCAACCTCGGCCTGCAGCGCGGTGGTGGCCTGCGGGCTGAGGGGCTCATGCGGCGAGAAATCGTTCTTGTGGCTGCCCGCGAAGACGGCGGTGTAGTTCAGGCCGTCCTTGGCGTCCTTCACCGACTGGTCGACGTGCAGCGCGATCACGCCAATCGACCCGACGCCAGCGGTCTGCGACAGCGTCAGGCGCTGGCAGGCGGCCGCGAGGGCATAGGCCGCCGAGTACGCGGCATCGTTGGCGTGCGCCCAGATCGGCTTGATCTGGCTGGCGGCGCGGATGCGCTCGGCCAACTCGAACACACCCGAGGCCTCGCCGCCGGGCGAATCCAGATCGAGCAGGATGCCCGCCACCTGCGGGTCGGCCAGCGCGGCGTCCAGTCGGGCTTCGATCTCGCCGTAGGAGATCAGGCCAGAGGCGGCTTCGATACCCATCGAACGCTTGACCAGCGTGCCGACCACCGGGATGACGGCCATGCCCGCCTGAGCCGATGTGGCGGTCTGGCGCGGCAGGGGCAGCGGCATCGCCATGCTCGGGTCCGACAAGCCGATGCCCCGCAGGCCCATGCGCGAGCCCAGCACTGAGAGGATCACGTCGAGTTTGGGCCGCGCAATGAGGAGCGGCGTCCCAACGATGCGGGACGCCAGATGAAGGAGTGGCATGTCAGGGGTCCTGTGGGTCTTGCGGCACGGCCACTGTGGCGGCCACATTCATGGGAGCGCCCGATGCCGATGGTTGGGGCGCTTTGTCGTGGCGCGGGTCAGAGTCGAAGACCAGTCCGAGCGCATCGGCGCGCTGGTTGTCGGCGGCGATCTCGCGGTCGATGTCCTCGGCGTCGTAGCCGAAGGCCGAGATCGCTTCCGAGCGAGACAGCAGCCCGGCGCGAATCGCGGTCAACATCGCGTCGAATTCCTTCTTGGGATCGACCCACTGCCAACCCTGTGGAATCCATTTAGCGGCGAAGTAGTCGCGCTTCTTCTCGGTGAACTGCGGCAGCGCCAGCGCGCCTTCCAAGACGGCTTGTTCCATCCAGGCCCGCCAGATCGGGCGGCACAGCTGGTGGACGATCACGCCATGCTGGATCGCCTCACAGCGGCGGCGAAATTCCAGCAGCCCGGCCCGGATCGACGAGTAGTTCACTTGCGTCAGGTCGCCGGTCAGCATCTCGTAGGTGATGCCCATCGCCGCGGCCACCGCCCGGAACTGCATGCGCAGGAATTCGGCATAGCTCGCGCCAACGTCGGCGGGCTGACTGAACTTCACGTCCTCGCCGGGCTCCAGGATCTGCAGCGTGCCCGGCTCGAGTCCAGCCATCGCCGCGCCATTGGCGTCCGGCAAACCTTCACCCATCAGGTTGTCCTCGGGCGACAGGCGCGTGATGAAGCCCGCGAACATCGCGGCGGTCTTCTTGCGCACGAGCTCGGCGTCGTCGTACTGGTCGAGTTCGTTGAGCTTGACCAGTGCACGCGCCAGCCACGGTTCGCCCCGGATCTGTCCGGGCCGCAGCGGGCGAAACAGGTGGATGATCTCGCTGGCCGGGACACGCACGGTGTCAATGCTGCCGCCGATCCCACCATTGCCGGACATCGGAGCCAGTGAGCCATCGCCGGGATGCGAGCGATACAGGTGGTAAGCCACCCGCCGTCCGAGCTTGTCGAACTCGATGCCTGCGCGGATGACGTTTCCAGAAGCCAATTCCTGATTCAGCGTGGCGGGCAGGTGTTCGGGTTCGAGCAGCTGCAGTTGCAGGCCCACCGGCAGGCCATCCTCTGGGCGACGGTAACGCAGCCGCACCAGACATTCCCCGCCTTCGAGCATGGCGCGACAGGCCAAGGACTGCAGTCCGTAGAAATCGGTCAGTCCTGCGGCATCGGCCTCCTCGCACCAATCCCACCAAAGGCTGTGGATCGCTTCGCGCAGGGGCTGATCAGCCAGCATGCTCTGCGGCTTGATGCCGGTGCCGATGGCGTTCGAGACAAAGGCTTCAACGCCTGCCGCTGCCCAGGCATTGCGGCGTACCAGATCGCGGCTCTTGGCGCGCAACTCGTTCTGGGTGAACGCCAGCGCTGCAACCGCACCGGGATTGCCGACCTGCCAGGCCAACGCCCGGCGGCCGCCGCCGATGCCGTCGTAGAGCGGAGTGCTGCCCAAGAGTCCCATCGCCAGCCTGCGACGTGCATGCTTGAACCACGCCATGTCAGAACCCTTTGCCGGTGGTGACCCGGATCTGGCGTGGCGCGCCGGGCCACAGCCCGGTATCCACGGCCTGCTCGAAGAGGTCGCGCTTGACCGCTGCAATGGCGGCCTGGAGTTCATCGACGCTGCGGTACTCGACGGTCTTGTCGCCGAAGGTCACGCGCTTTTCGCCCTTGACCAACGCCGCTTCCAGTGCGTCGAGGTGTGCTTGTGTGTAGGCCATCAGCGGTACACCGTGAGGTTGATTTCGGAGGAATCGTCGAACGAGGCGGCCGTGGTGGCGCAACTGATGTCGACGTACTGGGCAGTCTTTTGGTCGGTGCTGGACCGCACAATGGCGATGCGCTGCGTGCCGCTGTTGGTGCTGCTGCGCGCCAGCGCCGTCCAGCAGTAGTTGGCATCCGGCATGGCGGTGGCGAAGGTCACGCGGTAGCGGCCCGCCGCCGTTCGGGTCACGCTGGCCACGTTGTGCGATGCACGCACGACGATCTGGTTGCCGACGTAGCCGAAACACACCCACGCCCGGGCCAGGCCAGGGTGGCTGGCGTCGATCTTGGTCTTGACCTCCAGCCCGATCCGGCTGGCCAGTGCACTGATGCGCGAGGCAAGGCTCATCAGACCAGCGCGCCTTCGAACACGGCGACGAAGTCGGTGTCGGTGTTGCCGACATCACTGGCCGCGACCGCGCCAATGTTGCTGCGCGCCTGCGCCTGCTCCGGGGCGGTCAATGTCTGAGCGGCATCGAAGCGCACGCGGTTGTTGACGGCGGCCAGCAGCGCATCCAGACCACTGGTGCCGTTCTGCAGCAGTTGCTGGATTTCCAGCAGGGTGTCGTAGGCGGCGTCCGCGCCACCGAGGATGTCGGCCTTGAGCGCATCGAGCAGCGAGACGATTTTGTTGGACGAATACGTGCTGGTGGTGGCGACCTGCGCATCGTCGATCACCGTCGACGACAGGACGGCCGCCTTCAGTTCGTTGATGGCCGCGACCAGATTCGACTTGTCGGTGGTGGTGAGGTTGGCCAGGTTGCCGGCCTTGGCGCGCACGTCGTTGAACTCCTGCGCGACGCGGATGACCAGGCTTTCGATACGGGTGGCAAGACTCATGTGTTCTCCTTGGTTTGAAGGCGACGGCCATCAGCGGAGCCAACGGCTTCGGATGACGCGTCGACCGGTATGGCGGGTTCCAGAAGCAGCGAAGCCACCGCTGGGGGTGGCCTCGTTCAACTCGATGTCGTGGATGGGCGGTGGCGCATCCGGTGGGGGCTTTATCCCCAGTTGTCGCTCCAGTTCCCGCCAATGGCGCTCCTCGAAACGGTCCAGCCCCGCGGCGGCCGCAGCCGCGCGGGCGTAGACGTAGCAGTCGAGCGCCTCATTGCGCTCCCGCATCTTTTGCCACTCACGCACCGGGAAGCCGTTGCGGTCGCGGCGCGTGATCAACTGTTCGGCGCAGAGCTGCTGGATGAACTCGGCGTCGATCTTGGGCAAATGGACGAACCCGGCCGGAAACACCGGGGTCGAGCCGTCCTCACCCACATCTGCGCTCTTGCGCAGGTTGTTGTAGAACTCGAGCTTGGCGATGCTGACCGCCACCGAGTACACCTTGATTCCCCGGCGTAGCTTCTTGCCGCCCTGCGAGACATCGATGGCGGTCGGCGTGCCGATCAAGGCCGCACCGCGTGGCACACCCTTGACCGCCATCACACGCGGATCGCGGCAGGACCGCACGAAGGCGTAGGCCTCCTGCGTGGCAAAGCCGGTGTCCAGCGCAAAGCGCGCCAGCGGCATCGCCGCGCCGGAGGCGTGTGTCCACGATTCGGAGAGCATTTCGGCGAGACGCTTCCACACCGTGTCGCGGGCGGTGTCACCCATCAACACGCGGTGCTCGACCAACCACGACTCCTTGCCACGCCCGAAGGCCCAAACCGACGCCTCGATGCGGTCCTTCTGCACGTCGGCGCCGCCGACCAGCAGCAGGCCACCCTCCGGGACCCTGCCCAGCGGGTAGTCCTCCCGGCGCTCGACCAGCCGTTGCCAGTCGGGCGCTTCGCCTTCTTCGACCCAGGTCTCGCCCAGCTCGGTGTTCTTGAAGGTCTTGATCGCGGCGGCCGATCCCGACTCCTTACTGACGGCGGCTTCCCACGCGGCAGCGATGTCACGCCAGGATCGCCAGCCCACCGGGCTGTACAG